GGGGTTCTGGGCCTTGCCAGCCTCATACGCCTGATACAGCGCCAGCATCCGCTCATACACGTTGCGGCTACTGCTGGACAGTTCACGCAGGCCCATCTCTTGGTTGGTCAGGCGCACGCGAAAGCCCCACTTATGGTCATCGCTTGGTTTTTCTGGGCGCTGTTGCCCAGACTTGGCCATATGGAAATCCGGTGCTGGATTAAAGTGCATCCAACCCATTTCGATCTCAGCCAGATCCATCGCCACCTTGATCGGTGCCTCCAGTTCCTGCTCGTGAGATGTCCACTGGCCATCCACTTGCTGCCGATCGACAGCAATGAAGCTGCCGTCCTTGGCTGAGAATTTCAGGATTGGGGTGCGATCCCCGCCGCCGTTGCCGCTTCCGGCTGATTGATAACTAAGCATCGTCTGTTTACCTCTTTGACGTTTTAGCGTTTTAACGTTGGTTCACGATTGTGAACCGGCTTATTGGGAAATGGCACACCAGATCACGATCCATCGGGTCATCCCGATCACTGCGACCATTGGCCAAAAACCCCAATTCAAAGTCCTCCGCGAAGCTGATCCGCGCAAGGGCGTCCTTATATAGCACCACCATATAGCTGGGCAAGTCTGTCTCAAACGATAGCTGACGCGCTGCTATCACTTTGTGCAAGTTGACCAGCGCTGTCGGATATTTCTGCATGTTAAAGGTCCGGGCTTTCACCTCGACAAATGCCTTGGGCCGACCATCCTGCATCAGCACATAATCCAGCCGGTAATGTGGCGGCAGCTTGACCAGGTCGTACCCCAGCCCTTGGAGGGCTGTGGCCACGATCTGCTCATTCTGCCGGTCTAGCTGGCTTTCATACTGTGGTCTGCTCAAGATCCGCGCCCCTGTACCGGGCCACACTGCACGCTGACCACTGGCGGCACGTCATAATTCACCGCAATGTCCTGCGCCACATAAGCCTCGCGCCGTTCAGCATAGAACTCGCATTCCTCGATGGTGCTGAACCGCGTCTCTTCCTTGCCCATCCAGCAGGGGTTTGTCGGTTGCCCACCAATGTTGATCGCGAAGCAAAAGGCGAGGATTGTTTCATACATCACAGCAACTCCCTGCACACCATAACCCAGTCATCCCACGACAGCGTGGCGGTGTAGCGCCAGTCATAGGCATCATGCGTAGCCGCATCATCCCGGCCAAGCACGACCAGCGCCTCAATCGGGATGCGCACATTGATCGGCTGGCGATCCAGCTTCCAGATCAGCGCCGGGAATGCGTCATTTGTATTATGCGCAGACCGGCAAGTCTCGCAGATCTGGTCCCACCACTTTGGGTCCACTGAATTTTTGTAACGCTTCAATTCCAACCGAAAAGGGAACGGCTCACTAGGCGTCAGATCATCCAGCCCCTTAGTCTGGTATTGCAGGATATTGCGTTTGAACGTGATGTGCGGCGAAAACTCATCGTTCAACATCGATGCGATCTGGCGCTCGAAACTGGCCCCTTTTTGGCGACCGTTAACCATCGCGCCGCACCAACGAGCGCATTGTCTCAGCCGCCCGGTCCTGACCACTATTGATGCGCCTAGACAGTTCCTGCTCAAGTATCTCATCAGCCAACGCCGCCATTGAGCGGTGTGCAGATGTAGCTAGACAGTGCCGCAACATATCGTAAGTGCTTGATCTCAGTCGAAAATGTACCTGTTTGCTAGGGGCCATTGCATTTTTTCCAAAAAAAAGTAGACAACCACCCTTGTACCACAATGGTTGATGTATTATATAGTTCATATGAGTTAATCATCAAAGGGAGACACCGATGACAAGCGTTTTTACAATTACTGATCTCGAAACAAACCTCGATTGGACAGTTCGCGTTGTGTTTCAAGGTGACAGGTATGGCCGTGATATGTGTCTGGTTCACGATGACATTGAACCAATGATTGAGTTTTATGACGCTGAATATAATTTTGAGAAAGACGTTGATGGCCGTGTTCTAGGTCAGTTTGTTTCTCGTTACTACGCAGAAACCTTGCTTAATGACCACGATATCTCAAGGGGCCTCAACCTTGATGGCGGCATCCCAAAATGGTCAATCAACGCAGCGTGTTATCGCGTCATCATTTGCAACTGCGCAGAGATCATTAACGAGCAAAAGGCGGCGGCTTAACGGCCCCGCCCCAACCGGGAGACAGTCATGACCAAATACGTTGCTTACTATCGCGTCTCAACCAAGCGTCAGGGCCAATCCGGCCTTGGCCTTGAGGCGCAGCAGCAGCTTGTCGCGCCGTATGCTGACGACATCCTGCACAGCTTCACTGAGGTCGAGAGCGGCAAGAACGATGCCCGGCCACAGCTTGATGCCGCGCTTGCATTGTGCCGCGAGACCGGCGCTTCCATCCTGATTGCCAAGATCGACCGCTTGTCGCGTGACGCCGCATTCCTGATGTCGCTGCGCAAAGCCGGTGTTGAGATCGTTGCCGCTGACATGCCCAATGCTGGCACGCTGGAGTTCGGCATCCGCGCCGTATTCGCACAGCACGAGCGCGAAGAGATCAGCAAGCGCACCAAGGACGCTCTCGCCGCCGCCAAGGCGCGTGGCGTCAAACTTGGCTCACCCAACCCACGCGCTGGCGGCTTTGCCTCTGGCGCAGTACGCCGCGAAAAGCAGCAGGCCGCTGCCACGCAGGCAATGCCTATCATCTCGGCGCTGCGTGAGGCTGGTGCCTCACTCCGCGCCATCGCCAGCAAACTGAATGATGCTGGCATTCCAACTGCACTCGGCGGCAAATGGTACGCCGCCAGCGTGCGCAACATCATCAACGCATAGAGGAGACAAGTGATGCGTGAAAACATAATCGATGCAATTGGCATGATTATCCTGACCGGCTTGGTCATCGTATTCGGGACAAGCCTTGTGACTGAGGATTGGAACGTCTGGGCCTTGATGGCTCGCTTTGGGGGAGCAGTGTGATGGAGATTATTACGCGCCAAGAGGCGGTTGAGCAAGGTTTGTCGCACTATTTCACTGGCAAGCCTTGCAAGCGGGGTCACATAGATAAGCGACACACAAAAAGAAAAGTGTGCGCCGCTTGTGATGTGGGTCTAACAAAAAAAGCGCGGGAGATGGCAAAAGAAAAAGGGGCAAAGCACCACGGCAAACCGTGTAAATATGGTCACACACTTCGCTATTCTTGTTCTTTTACTTGCGTTGAGTGCGCGAGGTTAGACCGAATAAAAAACAAGGCCAAGCGCCAAAAGTATAAGCGCGAATATTATCTAAAAAATAAAGCAAAAATAATTGATTATATGAGGGCTTACGAAAAGGCAAATGGTGTCAAAAGCAGGGGAGAAAGCATAAGGCCTATATGTAAGTCTCTGCGTCCATCGATAATGAGGCTCTACAGGAAGTCTCGTCAAATGAACAAGGATGCTGGATTTATTAAGTATCACGTTGACCACATCGTGCCACTTAAAGGCGAAAATGTTTGTGGTCTGCATGTGCCGTGGAATTTGCAGATAATCACGGCTGAAGAAAATCTGCGTAAATCTAACAAATGGGAGACTGTATAATGAGTAACAATAGAAATCATGTATTGGTGTCAGAGTTTGAGGCTTGGCACAATGATATTAAAATCTCTGCGATGGAGTTTTTTGCAATCAGATATGTCGAAGATGTTTTGCCAACAAAAGAGGAAATCGAATATTTGGAAAAACATTTTTTGGATGGAGATGACTGCCAGATCGTCATGCTCATCAAAGGACAAATGCAAGAGAGAGGACTGATATAATGGTTGGCAAACTGACTAGAGATGACCAGCTTTCAGCCAGCCGCATCCCGGTTCTACTGAACGCATCACCGTATCAGACCCGCAACGAACTGCTGGCTGAGATGATCGACATCGACCGGGGAGGCACACCAACCCGCATCCCGCAGAACGAACCGATGTTCTGGGGCGACACGCTGGAAGAGCAGATCCTGACCGTTGCGGCTGAACGCCTCGGCCTCAAAGATCTGCGCACCAGCTTCCCCGCCGCGTTCCAGCATCCGACACTGCCGCTTGCGGCCAGTCTCGATGGATCTGCCAAGGGCAATCGCAAGTGGGCGTCTGATCCAGCCAACGGCATCTACACGCCGCAGGGTGGTGACATGATCGACCTGACCGGCGAGATCCTGCTGGAAGCGAAGAATACCAGCGTCATGCCGGAGAACCCGCCAGCCGCACATCGCGGTCCTTTGCAGTTGCAGGCCCAGATGATGTGTACTGGCCTCAAAGCCGGGGTCATCGCGGTGCTGTATCGTGGCACTGAGTTGCGCCTGTTCCTCTACAAAGCCGATCCGGCCATACAGCAACGCATCGTGCTGGCCATCCAAGACTTCGAGGAACGCCGCAAGACTGGTGAGATGTATCCAGTGACATCGCCGGAGGATGGCATCGCTGCCTATCCGACCGGCATCGATGACCGGCTGTACTGGGATGATGGCGCAGGCGATGAGGCGACAGCCATTGACTGCCTGATGCACGCGCTCAAGCAAAAGGCCAACGCCGAAGAGGACATCGCTGAGTTCACATCATTCCTTATGGACAGGATGGGCCGGTCTGAAGAGGTTGAGGCGATGGTCGGCAACCGCCGGGTGCTGGTTAAGTGGCCAAGCCGCACATATCGTGCGCAGCCCGAAAAGCTGACCCCGGCCAAGCCGGAGCGCACAGTTAGATCCAAGACCCTGCAAATCAAGGAACTGGATTAATGGCGTTTACAGAGGCACAGAGGCGCATCTGGGATGCGATCAGTATATTCCAGCGGGAATACGGCTACACGCCGTCCACGCGGGAATTAGGTCGCTTTATGGGGAAGGGCCAGACCACGATCCAGATGCAATTGACCGGCTTGATCGAGCGGGGCGGGGCTAGACGCATCAGCAACCGGGCGATAGAATTATTGCCGTTGGAATAAAACCAACACCTCCCACCGACAACTGCCCCCGGCCCCGCGCCGGGGGTCTTTTTATTTCTTGGACTTTACACTCTCGGCAAGGCCGCCGCCAAAGTAAAAGCCCACGATGATCAGCATGATTTCTCCAATCCAGAAATCACCAAGGATCGCCTTCACGCCTTCGATGTCACCCTTGCCTGCCAGCGTCATGCCCAACGTGATCGCAAAGCACAGCAGGAAGGTGAATGCAAACATCAGCGCCAGATAACGC